ACGCAGCACAAACCCTTGGCGACGTCTCCGGCGATCTGTTCACGGCCTTGACCGCTGGCGGCGACGCGGCCGCCGAGGCGTGGGACCGCGTCAAAGCCTCTATCGCTGCGGCCGTTCTTGAGGCGGCGCTTCTGGGGGAAGGCTCCCTCGCCGGAATATTCGGAACCGACGAAACTGGTGGCCTTTTCGGGTCAATCCTGAAGCGTGCCGACGGCGGGATCATCACCGGCCGGGGCGGCGACCGCAGCGACCAGGAGCTGGTTCTTGCCAGTCCGGGCGAGTTCTTTGTCAACGCCAAAGCCACGCGCAAGCACCGCCACCTTCTGGAAGCCATCAACGCCGGGGCGCTGCCACATGGGATGCTCCCGGCCTTTGCCGACGGCGGGGCTTTTGCTGCTCCGCCGGTTGCGCCTGCCGTTCTGCCGCCGGTCGGCAGCGGCGGGCAGGCCGGTGCGGCGCTGGTCCGGATCTCGCCTAGCCCGATGTTTCACGCGGTGGTCGAGGAGAAGGCGGAAGCCGTCGCGGTTGAGGTGGTGCAGGGCTACGACCGCGAGCAGTCGGGGGCAACCTTCGAGCGCAACCTGAACGATCCGAGGAGTGTCGGCTGATGGCTTTGACCTGGCCCCTTGCGGTTGATGAGTTTTTTGCAGGCTTGCCCATTCAGAAGATCAGCTTCCAATTGGGGCGCGCGCAGACGCAATCCGAGACCGGCGGCGGAGAAATGATCCGGCACGGGATGGGCACGCGCCTGTGGCGCGGCACCGTTGTCCTGGACAAGGAAACCCACGCCTACTGGGCGGCGGTGGAGGCGCGTCTGGCGCTGCTTGAACAGCCTGGCGCGAGCCTGCTCCTTTGGGACACCCGCATGACCGGCACCCTCAAGGACCCCGGCCTGACGATCCTGGGCGCATCCAGTCCGGTGATCGACGATCTGGCAGCGAACAACCGTGAACTGGATATTTCGGGGCTGCCCGCCAACTATGAGATTTCGCGCGGGGATCTGCTGGGGTTCACCTATGGCAGCAACCCGACCCGCTACGCCTATCACCGCGTGGTGACGGGCGACGTCGCCAACCTCTCGGGCGTGGCGCGCAACATTGAGGTCATCCCCTACATCCGCCCCGGTGCCCAGATCGGCGCGGCCGTGAGCCTCGGCACGCCGGTGCTGAAGGCGATTATTCCCTCGGCCGACTATGGCGAAAGCCGCGCAACCCTGAGCCAGGGCGGCTCCTTCGATTGGGTCCAGACGCTGAGGTGAACATGGAATACGACGCAATCGCACAGGCCCAACTGGAAGAACGGCGCGGCACCGATGCGCGGGTCCTGCTCTGGATCAAGGCCAAGAACCGCACCACGGGCTTGCCGGAGGTCATCGGGTTCTGGACGGGTGACGATCACCAGGAGTTTCTGATCGACGGTGAGCTGCGCACCTATTTTGGCGCGGGCAACGTGATCGACGTGCCGCCCATCGTCGCGGAGCCGGGGTTTCAGGTGCGCAGCTACCGCGTGAAGCTGCCGCCCTTCACCGACGAGGTGAAGACGCTGTTGCAGACCTACGAGCCCCGGCTTGCCAAGGTGGAAATCCATTCCTGCCCGCTCGACATCGACACAGGCGCGCCGCTGGGCATGCCTAAACGGCGCTTTAAAGGCTTCCTCAATCAGGCCCCGGAAGAGCGAAAGAAAGGCGGATCCAGCTACACGGAGCTGGTGATGGTTTCCAACGCCCGCCTGCTGACCTTTGGCCTGCCTCTCAAGCGGTCCAGCGCCGAGTTGCAGCGCCGGAACCCCGACGACCGGGGCCGCGAATACATCGACACCACCGCGCAATGGACCGTGCCATGGGGGGGCTGATGCAGGATCGCGCCGAGATGCTGTTGCACTACCTGCGCGGCGTTCGCCTGCGGTGGGGTGGGTTTCGCCCTGGCAAGGTGGATTGCGCCAATTTTGCGCATGGCTGGTACAAGCTGGTGACCGGCAGGGACATCCGGGAGCGTCTCGGCATTGATTATGCGTCCCTGGACGAAGGCAAGCGGTTGCTGGCTGCGCAGGGCTATGCGGATCTCGGGGACCTTGCCGCCAGCCTCATGCCGGAGGTGCCTGCGCGGGCGGCGGTTCTGGGCGACATCGCGGCGATCCGGGTCGAGGGCGAATATGCGCTTGGCATCATCGGCGGGCCGCAGGTGCATGTGTTGACCCTGAGCGGCCTCAGCGCCCTCAGCGCCTGCAACGTGGACAGGGTGTTCCGCCCATGACGCGCGTCTGGCTGATCCTCCTCTTTTTCCTTCTGGCCGGGCCTGCGGCGGCTGATCCGATCACCGCGCTTGCCTCTGCGCTGACGGCCGTTTTTGGAGGTGGTGCAACCTTTGCCGCCGTCACATCGGCGCTCTTGCGTGGGCTGATCAAGGCGGGGATTTCCCTTGTCGTGGCCAAGCTGCGCCAGCGTAAGCAGAAGAAACCGGGCATCCAGTCCAGCCACACCACCAGCGGCGGCACCGAGCCGCAGGCGACGGTTCTGGGGCGGTTCGCCACCAAGGGGCACATCGTCTACCAGAACAGCCACGGCGAAAACAACAAATGGCTGGTTCATGTGGTCGAGCTGGGCGACGTGCCCGGTGCCACGATGCGCCGCCTCATCATCGACGGCGCATATACCGAGATCGGTGCGCCGAACGAGGGCGGCAACTGTCCGATCACATCCAAGACCTCGGGTGGGATCGTCTACGGGTATATCCGCTATTATGACGGCACCCAGGCCGAAGCCGACCCGACGCTGGTGTACCATTACAGCGCCGACTCGGAACGGCCCTGGACGGATGACCATATCCTGACCGGCACCTGCTATGCGGTGCTGTATTTCCACCGCAAGGACGAGGTCTACCCCGGTGGCGTGCCCAACTATGCCTTCGAGCTGGACGGCCCGCCGCTCTACGACCCCCGGAAGGACAGCAGCGCCGGGGGCAGCGGGGCACACCGTTTTGACGATCCGGTGACCTGGGAGCCGACTCGCAACCTGATGGTGATCGCCTATAACGTCCTGCGCGGGATCACCTTGCCGGATGGTCGGATTTGGGGCGGCGCTGCCGAAAGCGCAGAAGACTTGCCGTTCACCGAATGGGCTGCGGCCATGGACGCCTGCGATCTTGGCGTCGGCGAGGACAACCGCCCGCAATTCACCGGCGGTTTCGAAGTCCAGTTTGAGGAGGAACCGGCTGATTTCCTCGAAGAGCTGTTTTCTGCGGCCAATGCGCAGATTGTCGAGCTGGGCGGCTACTGGTTCCCTCTTGTTGGCAGCGCTTCGACCAGCTCGGCCGAGGTGACGGCCGATGATCTTCTGGTCTCGGACACATGGACACATGATCCGTTTCCCGGCCTGGAAAACACCTTCAACGCGGTGACGATCACCTATTCCAGCCCGGCCTCGCTCTGGGAAGCTTCGACCCTGGAGACCATCGTTAAGGATGATTGGGTTGCTGAGGATGGACGCCAGAAGCTCTTCGAATTGAGCCTGCCGATGGTCCATAGCCCCGAGCAGGCCCGCCAGCTTGCCAATGCGCTCCTGCAAGAAAACCGGCGCTTCCGCAGCCACCGTTTGCCGGTGCCGGGGGAATATGCGCGCCTGCGGCCGTTGCAGAACATCAACCTGACGCTGCCGGATTTCGGCTATGTCTCCAAGACCTTCCGCATCACCGAGATTGCCTATGATCTCCTGACGCTGAATGTGTCGCTATCCCTGCGCGAGACCGATCCGGCGGATTTCGACCCGGACCCGGCATTGGAGCTGCCGGAAACACCGGGGCCGACAGGTCCGATCACACCGACTGACGCGGGTGTTGTGGGCTTTGCAGTCGCGGGCGAGGCCGTGTCCAACGGGCAGGGCGCGCCCCGCGCCCCGGCGATCCGCATCACCTGGGACGCAGGTCTCGTGGATACCTGCGAGGGCCTCGCGTTCCAGACCCGTATCGTCGATCAGGCCGACGCCGATACGATCAGCACAACAGAGGTGGGGGCGGGGTCCTTCCGTCACCAGCCGGTTTTGCCGGGTGCAGACTATGAGGTGCGGGCCAAGGCTATCGCGCGGCGGCGGCAGACCTCATGGAGCGCCTGGCTGCCGGTGTCGACACCAGATCTGCGCATCACGCCTGACCTCCTGGACACGACGGTCTGGGACGCCATCAGCGCCGATGCCACGGCCACCGCCTCGGCACTCCTGACGGACTATGACACCACCGTCATCGCGCCCATGGCGCAGGATCTGGAGTTGCGCGCCGTTGAACAGCGCACGGTGGCCGAGGCCGTGGCCATGATCGGCGATCAGGTGCTTTGGGCGGTCACGCGGCTGTCAGATGTGGACGGGCGGCTTGCGGATGCGGGTATCGTCACCGATCCCGAAACCGGCAATCTGCGCATCTACGCGCTGGAACAGGAGGCGGAGCGGATCAGCGAGGCGGAAATCCGTCTGAACGCCGCCGAGGCGTCCCTGGCCCTCTCGGCCACCCAAGCTTGGGTCAATGAGCAGATTTCTCTGGCCATTCTCGACCCGTCACAGATCCCGCTGGTCGAGGATCTGCAATTGCAGGTCAACCAGGTGCAGGCGGATCTGGATGCGGTCGAGGCCACGCTGGCGCTGAAAGCCTCGCAGACCGAAGTTGACGGGATGGATGTGCGCCTGTCCACCGCCGAGGCGGATCTGGATGCGGCCGAGGCGGCGATTGCCCTGAAAGCCGAGCAGTCCCAATTCGATGACCTGCAAGGCCGGGTGCAGACCGCCGAGGTTCAAATCTCGGCGCTGGACGGCCCCGCGATCACGCAGACGGTGGCCGATACGCGGCACCTGCTGGACAGCGATGAGGCAGCGGCCACCCAGACGCTGGCCAATCTGTTGCAGGCCCATGAGGCGGGCGAGCGCATCCGCCAGGACATTGCCTATGCCACGCAGGATCTGCGCGCCCGTGTGGACGAGGACCGCGTGGCCGAGGCGACCCGCGCGGTTGCCCTGGGGGCTTCCATCGACAACGCCATGGCGCTGCTGGAGGCAGAGAGTCTTGCGCGCGCCAGCGCGGATGATGCGTTGGCGTCGGATGTGGTGACGCTGGACACCCGGCTGGAGGATGCCGAGGGGGCAATCACCGGGCAGGCGCAGGCGCAATCCCAACTGTCCTCGCGCGTGACCACCCTCGAAGGCACCACAACCAGCCAGGCGCAATCCATCACCTCGCTCACGGCGCGGATCGGGGATGCGGAGGATGATCAGGCGGATCAGGCCTCGGCCCTGCAATCGCTGACGGTGCGCATGTCCAATGCAGAGGGCACCCTGACGACGCAGGCGCAATCTTTGACCTCGCTGACCACCACCGTGGGGGAAAACACCAGTACTGTGCAGACCGTTTCGGAAAGCGTGGACGGGATGCTGGGTCGTCATATGCTGCGCGTCAATGTGAATGGCGTGGCCACCGGCATGGTGATCGCAGCGGAGGCGGATGACGACGGCGCAGTGCAGTCCAATATCGCGCTTTCGGCGGATGCTTTCACGGTGTCCGGCCCGGCTGGCCAGCAGGCAACATCGCCCTTTGCTGTCTACACCAGCGGGCGCACGATTGGCGGCATCTACTACCCGCCCGGCGTCTATCTGGAGCGCGGTTACATCGGCCATGCGATGATCGGCCGGGGCCAGATCACCGACACGCTGCAAAGCGACAACTACGCCGAAAGCGGCGGGCGTCCCACGGCGGGCTTGAAGCTGAATTTCCAGACCGGCGAGGTGAAGGCGGCCGGGTTGATCCTGTCCCGCGATCAGGTGCTGGCCAGCGGCTCCTTTACCCACATCGGGCAAGTTTCCAATGGGGCGCGGTTCCGGTTTGTGAACACCGGCATTCGCGTGTCCTCGCAGGATGCGCGCTCCGTCACCGAAGCCTCGCTGGTGGTCGAGGCAGGCATCAGGACCTTCACCCAGGCGGCGGGTGGATTTGACGGCAACAATGCCTGGTGGTGCGCCAAATGCAGCCTTTTGAACGGGCCGCGCTGGTTTGGCTTCAACGCCTCCCGGCCGCAGCCAGCCGTCAGCTATCGCCAGGACCCGGCCGATCTGGTGGATCCCTATTGGGCCACCGGCAACGATCAACGGGTCTGGCTGGACATCGAGGTGGTGCTGGAGGGCATCCCCTGGATCGAAAACCCCAAGATCGACTGGACCGTCAAACAGGTCACATAAGGAGGCTAACGAATGGCATGGGTATCAACGGGCACGGTGAGCGTGACCAATGGCAGCAGCACCGTGACCGGCACTGGCACCAGCTGGTTCGGGGCGCTGCAAAATGGCTGGGGTTTTGTCGGCCCTGACGGGCGGGTCTATGAGATCCTGACGGTGGATAACACCACCGCCCTGACGCTCAAGACGACGTACCAGGGCGCAACGGCGGCGGGGCAGATCTATGCCGCGTTCCCGACCGGATCGCTATCGGCGGATCTTGCAGCCTCGGTGCAGGCGCTGATCGCCAACCACCAAGGTATGTTTGACACCGTGGGGCAGGGGCGGTTCACCGGCGATGTGGTGTTTGATGCAGACCGTGACACCGGCATGGGCAATCCCAGCTCCAATGAGGTCGCGCTGAAAGCAGGCGATGAGTGGCAATTGCGCTTGAAAGACGGGCAGGCATCAGGAAAGGCGGTGCAGGCGAGCCTCTCAGATGCGACTGAAGATAAACTCATGAAAGTCGGCGCGTTTGGGCTGGGTGGCAATGCGTTAATCCCGCCGAACAACGATCTTAATGATATTGGAGCTACAACCGGTTTTTGGCGTGGCGGGGAAGCAGGGATTGCAAACAGCCCGCCAGCCGGTCCTGTCATCGTACAGCATCTTGTGCGCTCGGTTGATGCATACGTGCAGATCGCTGTGACGAGAGGACATGAAGCTCAACAAATGTTTGTACGCCATAAGACCCAAACCTATGGGTGGTCAGGTTGGGTCAAAGTCCACTCACAGGCCAGCTTACTTGGCACGGTCGCGCAATCTGGTGGCGTCCCAACCGGCGCAATCATCGAACGCGACGACAACGCCAACGGCGAGTATGTCCGCTTTGCCGATGGGACACAGATCTGCATCTCGCCCGACTTTGCATCTGTTGATGTCACAACGGCCACCGGAGCCATCTATCGTAACGCCTCGCCTCTCGCCTGGACGTTTCCGGCCACCTTTTCCGGCGGTGCCGGTTCGGTGACCGGAGCCGTTACGTCCATGGGGAACAGCCAGACACACTGGGGCAGCTTTCGCGTGCTTGGCTTTGCGGACGCCGACATAACCGTGTTTGCCCCCAGCGCCGCTACCAATCGCACCGTTCGCGCCATGGCCATCGGCCGCTGGTTCTAAAGGAGACACCGCATGCACCTCTCATTCACCCCCGTTCGCCAGGACCGGGCGCTGAGCGTCATCCGCCAGGGCGACAGCCTGACGATCAATGGCGAGACCTTCGACTTCGCGCCGCTCCAGGAGGGCGACGTGCTGCCCCGCGCGGCTGTGGCCTGCGACTGGCTGACCTCCGATGTGACCCGCCAGGACGGCGAGATCCGCCTCACCCTGATCCTGCCACATGGGCCAGATGCGCCGGAGGCGACCCGCTTTCCGCAGCCCCTGAGCCTGACCG